AAAAACCGGTATAGCACTTAATTGGTTATTTATGCTATCTATAAGATCGAATTGATCATTTATCTCTTTAAAAATACCATCTACTTTCCCCATTACTTCAATTACAATATCATAAGCATTTTTAATAGCATTATCATTTCTCTGTTTTTCTTCCTTAAACCTCTTTTTTGCAGCAGCAGTTGCTGTAGCGGGTGGTTCTTCAATTGAAGATGTATAAAGCAATACGTTATTGTTTAAAGGTCCTAAAATCAACTCGTTTATGTCTGATTCTTCTGAAGTAGATGCTAGCGCTTCTCTTAATTGAGCAATAGTTATTTTTGGTGTATATTCTATTTTATCTTCTAAACTAATAGAACTATTTAATCTTTTTAATTCAGCACGTTTTTCATTGATCACAATATGTAATCTATGTAACATAACGTCTTCATTTATGATAGAACTATCTACATCAAGAGAACTTAGTAAAAACAATGTATTTGTAAAATGTTGGTAAATAGCTAAAAATAAAGCGTAATTTTTATTGGTCGTTAAATTAAAACTCATAAGGAGTTGTTTTATTCTTGTTATATTGGATTTGAAAGTTGTAAATTTTGTTTCATATGCGGGACTATAAAACAATGGGAATTTCGAAAATGTTTCATTAATCTTTTTGGATTCATACAATGATAATAAATTAGTTTTTGGATCTAATAGATCTTTTCTAATATATACAACAAAACTATTACATTTACTACCAGCCGATATGATAGCATGTACAATTATTTTGCAGTTGTATAATATTGCGGAAGCAATAGCTAATCTATCAAATGAAATAAAAGCTATTAAGTTATTGGATTCAAAATCAACTATACCTGAATTTTTATCACTTTTTCTTGCGTAACGTTGCAATTTAATATTAGATTTTAATCCAGCTAATGCCTGTCCAGCGTCTCCTAGATGCTTGGCTAAAAATTTATTTGCCATATTAGTTCTTTGGTATCTGTTCCAAGCTGCGCTCTCAGTATTTTTTATTATTGAATGAATATAATCTTTTAGAGCTGTTGCCTTCACGGATTCTGTCCCACCAATATCAGTTACAGATGATGTCTTTGAAGCTAAACTTGAATCTGCGTATGCAAATAATGCAGGAGTTTTGGGGTATGTAATTAATAAATGTGAATTATGGTTAGTATAATCATTATCTGGTTTTCTGGTGTCTTCTTTAAAAATAGACATATAGAGTTTACGGTTTGAATAAAACATTATTTCCTTATTGCTGTCATCGATAGCATAGATCTCTTTATTATCTTCCCATGCTGGATATATTGTTGGAGGAGAATTAAGTTTTTCCCAGCAAAAAGTAAACTTTTTGGAATCATCTCTAAATCCATATCTTCTTCCAGCTTTTGTATCATGAGTAGTTTTTGATGCAGGATCATATAAAGTTTGTGCGTTCTGTATCCAATAAAAATTTTGACTTCTTACGCTTGCTAAATCCTCCATAATATTATGTGTCGCAGTATCGCTAATAAAGAATACATCGTCAGTTAATCCCTCATTTTGAAATATTTCTTCTATAAATGATTTTCTGTAAGGATCTCTAACTGATTCATCTTCATCATCGTCCTCTTCTCCTTCTTTACCTAACCTTTGACGATTCACTGAAAACATCTTATATTTATCAGCAAATTCTGGTTTAAATAGGCCAGTTAATTCAGTTATTATATTGGTCCCTGCACCTGGAGTTAATGATCTATTAACTGAACCAACTGAACTACCACCTGCTGGTATATTGAATATAAAATCTTTGAAAAATTGGTCTTCGTTGACAGCACAATTAGAATGTCTACTTTCTGGTATATAAGCATTTACCTCATCTTCATCGTATTTTTCTAATCCTTTTAGTCCTGAAAAATCGTGATGACAATCTGAATGGGCTAATTTACATCCTTTTTCTGCCGTAAATTCCATAAATATATAGTATTATAAAATAATACTATATTTAATTATTAGTTATGGACAATAATATAATAAAAACCTGAATTCATATAATGTATATCTAATGAACCAACAAAAAATACTATTAAAACAAGCAAATACAATCGACGAAAAACATAATGAATTATTAGAACACTTTCAAGAAACAGAAACAGTAGTTATTCCTAAATTAGAAAATGAGATTTTAGAATTAAAAGATAAAATCAAGCAACTACATGATAACGAGATAGAAAAATATTTAGACATAAAAGATAAAATTATTAGCTTACGAACAGAATTAAAAAAAATAAAGAAGGAGAGAAAAAACTATTTGCTAGACAATTCTAAATATATATTCCATTATTTTGAACAGAAGCAAAATATTTCTAGCGGTGTGGTGGCGCCACAAAAATCAAGCACAGTAAATTCCTTTTTTAAAATAAAATCAACGAATACTGAAGCAGCGGATCCTAAAAGCGATAAATATTATCAATCTAAAAAGTTCCTTCAGAATTATTGGAAAAACGTTACGAATGAATTATCAAATATTCAAAATTTTATAATTACTTCTGATGTATGTGAAATATGCAATGTTGGAGAAATGATACCTCAAGACGAAGAAGGGATTTTAATATGTAATAATCAAGGTTGTGGTAAATTTATAACTTATATTGTTGATAGCTCAAAACCTACGAATAAAGAACCTCCAAATGAGGTATCTTATACTGCTTATATTAGGTTAAATCATTTTAAGGAGATTCTATCTCAATTCCAAGCAAAAGAAACTACACAAATACCTGAAGAAGTTATTAATGCTATTAAAGCAAGGATTAAAAAAGAACGTATTAAAGATATGTCACTCATTAATTATGATAAAATGAGGGATATATTGAGAAAGTTAGGTTTTAATAAATACTTTGAACATATTCAGTATATAAATTCGCTCTTTGGAATTAAACCACCTATTATGAATGAAGAGTTGCATGAGACGTTATGTGTATTGTTTATAGAGATACAGAAACCTTGGGCGATTCATTGTCCTGCAAATCGCACGAATTTCTTTAATTATACATATACGCTCTATCAGTTATGTGTGTTGTTGGACCAAACGCAATATTTACCGTATATTCCTATGATGAAGGATAGAGAGAAACAATTAGAACAGGATATGATATGGAAAAAAGTGTGTAATGATTTGGATTGGGAGTATTTCCCGAGTGTATAAAGGGGCAGGGAACCTAAGGGATCCTCTCCTTTTATATATAAACTTATTGCGTCAATACAAATAGTATTTAAAAGGAGGGGTTAGAGGGGAACCAGGGTTCCCCTCCTTTTACGTTAAATATGTAAAAATAATTTAGGAATATTATGATATAATGGATATCAAAGACGCACAACTACTGCAGAAAGACGCTATTATAATGAAATTAAAACAAGAAAATACGAAATTATTAGAGAACATGGAATTATTAAAAACGCAGTTAGAAAAATATACAAATAATGACCGCCATAGGAAGTATTATGAAAAGAACAAGGATAAAGTAAAAGAAAATGCTAAACAGTATCTGAATAAGTTGAAATTTGAAAATCCAGAAAAATTAAAAGAATATAGGCATCGTGCTTATTTAAGACGTAAAGAAAAGATAACTAAATCTGATGTAATAGAAGAATTAATATAATGATTGAAGGACATTCGCAAACTCTCCTATTTTATACGATTATTTAAGAATCATATGGCTAATAAAATCAACACATTGTTTTAATAATTGAACCATCTGAGCCATAAATTCTTATTTCGTATTTAATACCTAACGCTTTAGCTGCTTGTTGCTTAATAAGAACCCTTTCTTTATTCTTATCAAGTGTCCATGTTGATTTTATTTCGATGCAACGATTTTGAGAAGGGATATAGAAATCAACATAATGTCTTTTTAATTCACCGGCTTCACTTTCATACCATATTTCTGGTACTTTTGTTCTTTCATTAACAATATCGTTTTCGTCTATATTTTCTTTATTCAACAAATCGTCTAGACAAAAGTTCTCAAACCCTTGTATTGATAATATTTTACCAGAAGGCATAATATATGACTTAACACAATACGCAGTTTTGGACACTTTTTCAGAGTATTCTGAATTTTGCATAGGATATTTAGTGCCGTATTTTTCTAAATTTGTTTTTATTCCCTTTTCACGAACTTCTTTGGATTGAAGTGAATATTCTACACCGAAGTGTTCTAGACATGTGTTTTTTACCTTTTGTTTTACAGCTTCATTTTGTGAGGCATATTCTGTTCCATATCTTTCCTTTGTTGTTATTCTCATTCTTGCCTTTATTTCTTCGCATTGATTCGGATTTTCTACACCATATTTTTCTATCATAGTTTCTTTACTTTTTTTCTTTATTTCTTCATTTTGAAATACATTTTCGCAACCATATTTTTCTAAGCATGTGTTCTTATGTTTCTCTTGAATATCCTTGTTTTGAAATACATTTTCGCAACCATATTTTTCTAGACAAGTTTCCTTAGTTTTTTGTTTAATTCCTTCATTCTGTGATGCATTTTCACATCCATATTTTTCTAAACAGGTTGTCTTTTGTTTTTCTTGTATGTTTTTGTTTTGTATTCCATATTCAACACCATATTTTTCAAAACAAGTTTGTTTACATTTTTCTTTTATTTCATTATTTTGAAATACATTTTCACAACCATATTTTTCTAGAGATGTTTTCTTTAATTTATCTTGAATTTGTTTTGATTGTAAAGCATTTTCTACTCCATATTTTTCCAAACATGTTTTCTTAGATTTTTCTCTGAAGTCCTTTGTTTGAAAGGCATTTGCTACACCATACTTTTCAACACATGTTTCCTTGTATTTATTTTTTGAATCTATTTTAGTGCATTTTTTACAATAAACACTGTATTTATACATTGCTGTAAATCGTTTGTTGTATGGTTCATTACAATTTTCAAAAGTACATGTTCCTTCAATAATAGTATTACTGTTTACATTAATATTACTATAATTTTTTCGTAATACAAGATTTTTTTCTGAAGTAAATTTTTTGAAAAGTTCATTATCGTAAACTGTTAAATTTTTCTCCGAGCATTTTTCTTGTATTCTTTTTTGTTTTTCAGTTTTACTGCATTGTTTGCAATAAATATTTTTATTCCTTATAAGTGACCTAAATTGTTTTGAGAATAACTCATTGCATTTCTCGTTAGCACATTTTCCTTCAATGACTGTGCTAGAATTTACTGTAACTGTAGAGTAATCTTTTGTTAAGACAACTTTATTTTCTTTGCAATATTGGGAAAGCGCATTGTTTGTGTAGGACATCCTTTTTGTAGTTTCAAAAGGATTTGAATACTTTTTATATGTGCATATTAAATTCAATTTTTTATGCGATTCTTAGAGAATCGCATAAAATCTTGGCGCAGAAATACGGAAGACCCCATTTAATGAAAATTTTAAGAGATTTTTATTGGCTGCATTTACATAGCCATTTTAAGGCCACCCATTAAATTTATGCCACTCGCTAGGCCAACACCTTGTCTTGAACTGGCCGCAGCAGCGGGGATGAAGACATCAAGGATGCTAAACACAGCAGCAGCCGTCAATGCAATAATAACAATCTCCTCAACATTGAGGGCTTTCTTGGGGATCAATAAGGCAACAACCGCTACGGCTAAACCTTCGATCAAGTACTTAATAGCACGCTTAACTAATTCGTTGAAGTCGAATAAACCGCTCATTCTGGGTATATACTATATTCAAACAAAAAAATTTGTTATTAATTATTCCTAAAATAATATTATATGGTTCTAAAACACTTAAACACTATTCTACTAAATCTTTTATTAAAATATGTCTAGTTTTGAAAAAAAGTTAACTACCGATGGCAAAAAAAATCCTAAATATGTTGACCTTTGCGATGAGGATCAACCTATCGCTGGACAAAAGTTTGCATGCATGTCTTTTGTTTCTCCTGAAAAAATACTTAAAAAACGTGAGGTATTGTTGTTCAATTCGTTCGTAAAGAATTGGGATTTATCTAAATCTATGGAAAGATACCAGGATTTTCTGCAATTTCTTTCTTTTAAATACCATCTTAAAGCTGAAGACGTTATAGCTGATTTTAATGACTTTGTAAAAGAAGAGGGCGATAAGATTAAAAACATCGGTGTAGAAGATGATTATAGGAACTTTGTAGATAAGCACGAGGAGAAATTCAATGAACAATTTAATCGTGATCACTCTTTCCAAACATCAGTGCGGGGATTAAAGATTAGAGGTGTTTTTGCAAGTCAAGAAGAGGCAGAGAACAAATGTAAGGCGCTTAGGAAGCAAGACCCAAATCACGATATATTTGTAGGACCAGTTGGAATTTGGGTTCCATGGGACCCTGATGCGTATAAGACAGGTAAGGTTGAATTCTTGGAAGAGGAACTCAATCAATTGCATCACGAGAAGTTGAAGAATGAGACGTTGGCTAAAGAGGAGTTTGATAAGCGCGTAATGGAAACTAAGCGAAAGGCGATAGAAGAGAATATCAAGTTAGCTAAGAAGAGTGGAAATGTATTAACGCAAACAATTGATGACGACGGTAACTTGGTTGGAGTAAAAGAGAATGTTAATTTCGATGAACGTGAACCTGCTACCGCAGAATCTGCAAGAGCGCACAATGAATTACAAATGAAGGTTGCTAATGAAAAAAAAGAGAACTAATGTCTATTAATTAATAAAAAGATATAAACATTTTCGTCTATATCTTTTAGTGATAATGCATACGTTTTGTCAGGTAGTTCATAATAAAATAGGTGAAAATCCTTTCAAATTGATTACTACTAAATATTCAACTAATGAAAATGTGACGTTTAACTTGACATACGATAACTATAATACTAGTTCAAATAACAAACCTCTTCTAGACATGAACGAAAGGTTATTAAAAATAATTATGTATATGTACCTAAGTGGGCCTATTACATATTCTATTGCTTCAAAATTCTCCTATTTTAAAAAAACGATTGATAATATATTTATCAACAAAATTCAGAGAGAAAAATTTATTCATAGTTTCTACGAAATGCAGAGAACCTATTGGACAATAAACCGTGCTATTTATAGATACAAAATTAAAACTTCGTCTATTAGAGTTAATAAAGATGTATTTTTAAATACAATAAGTGAAACACATCATAATGTTATCACTATATTTCACAACAATAGTAAATATCTATTTACTTTCCTTGACCTTAAGAATATAATAGAATCTAGTTTGAGCAACTCACATTTTTTTGTAGCTGCTCCAATGCCACCAAAAAACCCGTACAATAATTTACCGTTTGATAAGTCAACATTGTATAACATATATTTTTTTATGAAACGTGGAAGTTTTGTAATACCCAAACTATTCCATAATTACTTTTTATGCAATTTTAATATTAAACAATTTTGTGATGAAAATGAAGTGCTCTTAAGAGATTTGCATATTAATGATTATTTAAAGAATAGTGACGTCGAAGAATTATACTATGATGTATTAGAAATGTTAGAAAAGAATAAGTTTACTCGAAAACTAATTATAGATAATAAGTTTCCAAAGACAAGAATTGTAGAGATTTTTCGTCCATACTTAAAACTATACTACGTATGCATATATTCTTTGAATATTTGTGACCGATATAACACACAAAGTGAATTAGACGAAAAATTAAAAACGTTTTATCATTTTAATCCACGGTTTGGAAGGAAATATATAAAAATAAATGGTACTCCTCCTGATAATATGAATTTTAACGATGATCATGTTAAATTTATCAAAGGAAGATGTTCCGGAGATTTTATGAAATCTCATTTGGAGATTGATGACGAATATTCTAGAACTGCATCATTGTCTATTAGTGAGGATAGTAACGATTAATATCTATTTTACCATTTAGTTTTCTTAACATTAATTTGTTGCCCTGTTCTCTTTTTACCTTTACTTGGATCATATGCTTCATCTTCATCATCTGATCCCATGCTTTTTGATATCTCCCAAAATTCTTTTGAACCTAATTTGAAATCAGGATGGTCTTGTGCCTTGTACCAGAATATTTGATCGTTTAATTTATTTGATTTTGCATTGTTGTTTATAACAAGGCATTCGTAATTCTCAGTTGTCTGGTCCATAACAGCAGCAAAAGATTCTAATGTAGGAAACATACTAGCATAGTTCTCCCAAATTCTTTTTCGGTTTGTTAAATAAGGTTCACGAAGTATAAATACATAATCAATGTTAGTACGAAGGTTGGGGGGAATACCTAAAGGGTATTGCATAGTAATAATTAACATGATCTTCCAGTGACGTCCGTTCATAAAAAGAAGACGCATCATTTTATCACGTGTCCATGTTTGGTCATATAAACAATCATCTAATATAACAAAAGCTCTAGGGTCAATAGTACTTTTTCTATAAGTTTCTATTTCTTTGTTTACTTGCTTTAAAACAGTTTTTTGGCGGCGTAAAATGTTTTCAATTAACACAGTATTATATTCTTCATGAATAAACAATTTTGGCACGTGCGCAGCATAAAACCCGTTACCTGCCTCTGTTCCTGATATAACTGTTCCTATAGGTACATCTTGATGATAAAAAAGCAGATCTCTTACTAAGTATGATTTACCTGTGTCACGCCTCCCAATCATAACAATAACAGGTCCTTTATTTTCATCTGGTTTAAATGTGATATGACGCATATCAAATTTTTTTAACTCTAAAGTCATAACGATTATTAATATAGTTATAAAACATATTTTTTTAAAGGTTTTAACAGATTAAATTAATAATTTAGAAATTAGTTTAAAACACTAATTTTTAAATATATAAACCACTTATACTTGTTTTATAAATGAGCAAAGATACTCCTAAATTTACTATTAATTATATTAAATCAATACCTTTAGATCTTGATTCTTTAGAAAAACACAATGAATACCTTCCTGAAGAAATAGAATATGAATATAATCCATTCCAAATAACAAATTTACAGAACTATATTCCTATATACTCTCATTTTTTCGACCTTAGTGAAAAAACCTACAATAAGATTTCACTAAACCATAAGTACCATTTTGTAAATATGAATAGTGTGATAGATTTTGAGAACAAAACAAAGCATTCAAGAGAAGTTTTTATAAAATACTCTCCTCTTATTGATCCATTTAGGTATATGACTGGAAAATATAAAGTGACTCCTAAAGATGTGCAGGTTATGCCAAACCCTTTTAACAAAACAGATGTGAAGTCATTAGAAAAGATATCTTACTATAATAATTCTTCATATACAGATGCATTTTTCTCTTTCTTATCTTCTAAATTAATGCATCAACACGATTTTGTCCATGGTGTAGATTATTATGGTTCGTATCTAGGTGTTCAAAGACAATTTAAGGTAAATATTTCGGACGATCTCGATTATTTAAATTCTTCTGAGTATTTTGCCGAAAACAATAAAAAGTTATTTACAGTGGCTACTCATAAAGAAGATGAATTTATGAATTTCGGTTCAAGGGGAAACAAAACAAAGTTAGTAATAGAAGATCTACACCCACATAATATATCTATAGACGAACTAGACAATGATTTAGAAAACATTGATAGTTCAAAACCAAATAATGAAAATGAATTGGTTTATGAGAAAGAAGATTCTGATAATAAATCTTCTTCTAGTGAAAGCGATTCGTCAACCAGCAATTCTACTTCTAGCAATGATTCAGTTGATGAGGATGAAAGTGGATCATCAGGAGATTGGGAAACAGATGAGGATGAGGACCAGGACGACACAGGAAGTTCAAGTTACAGCGAAGAGGAATCGCAATATGCATATATAAATAATTTTCCAGTTCAACTGATTTGTTTAGAAAAATGCAATGGAACACTAGATGAATTGTTTGTTAAGGATAAAATAAATGAAGAAACTGGCGCAGCGGCGTTAATGCAGATTATAATGATATTGTTAGCTTATCAAAAATCGTTTAATTTTACACACAATGACTTGCATACAAATAACATTATGTATGTTAATACAGAAGAAAAGTACTTATACTATCGTTATAATAAAGTCACTTATCGTGTTCCGACCTATGGAAAAATATTTAAAATAATAGATTTCGGTCGTAGCGTTTATAAATTTAATGGTCAATTATTTTTTAGCGATAGTTTCCAAACAGGCAATGATGCAGCAACACAATATAATACTGAACCATATATGAATGAAAAGAAAAAGAGAGTAGACCCTAATTATAGTTTTGATTTGTCAAGATTAGGTTGTTCTATTTATGATTTTATTATTGAAGACGAAAGTAATGTTAAAAGATTTGACGAGTTACAAAAAACTATTCATAGATGGTGTTTAGATGATAATGATAAGAATATTCTATATAGGAGAAATGGAGAAGAGCGTTACCCTAACTTTAAACTATATAAGATGATCGCAAGAAGTGTACATAAACATACTCCACAGGAACAGCTAGAATTTCCATATTTCAAACAATTTGATGTATCTAAGAAAAAATTAGACATTAACCATATTATGGATATAGATAGTTTACCAGTTTATGTATAATTGTTATATACAAATTATTTATTTATAAATAACAATATGAATCTAATATCAGATAATTTATATGGAAGAGGAACAAACAATAGTCGAAGATAATCGTGGACCATGGTATTGTTACATTCTCCGTAATAAAAATCCAAAATACTCCCATTTATCATACAACGGATCAACCAATAATCCTAAACGACGTTTACGACAGCATAATGAAGAGATTTGCGGTGGTGCAAGATATACACACAGTAGGGGTGGCGGATGGGAGATTTATGCATTGCTTACCGGATTTCCAGACCATAAGAATGCTCTTTCTTGTGAATGGAGAATAAAGCATACCAATGGAAGACCGGGTAAACGACCAGATCAGCATTGCGGTGTAGAAGGTAGAATTAAAGGATTACATGAAGTATTAAAGTTAGATAGATGGACAAAACAATGCACCATAGACAATAAAAATATACAGATGACACTTTATTTGGTTGAAGATATGATGCAGTATATGGATACAACAGATCTTCCTGAGAATATTACAGTAGTTAATGGAATACCTAGTTTTTAACATTGTTTATCTTGATTGGCTAGGAGGAGATTTTATGTAGCTTTTACCTTCAACCAATGTTCCTGAATCCGGTTCAGGTTTTCCATTACGAGCCCAATCTGGCATTTTATCAATACCCCATTGTGCTGTCTTAGTGGGCAAGTACCAACCAAAATTAGTTGCTCCAGGGTGGAACAATCTGCAAAACGGTTGATTCGATGCCAAAAGAACCTCCTTACGCCATTCTCTTCTTCCATGTGCATGTTGGTCAGCATTAGCTATAGAAGCTTCTGCTGCTTGACGTAACGCGTCCGCTTTTGCAGGACTGGTGTTCAAGAGATACTTCTGGATATCTACTTTAGCACGTTTAATAGCTCCAAAATCTGTGGTAGGGAGAGGTTTTGCAGAAGGAGTTCTTACTGAACGTGTACGTTTACCTGAAGATTTAGAAGACCCGCTTGAATGAGACCAGTCGCTGTCTGAAGCAGAACTAGGGCTAGGCCCTTTTCTTGTTGTTCTCTTAGAGGATTTAGGTGGCATATTGTTATATATTAACTTGAGAGATTTATTATACATAAAAAGTTTTCAATTTTTTACTACACATATCAACAATATATTACTAAATATTTTTTATTAAGTAATATATAGTATGTTTTTTTATAATAATTTTAGCTATGATACATTAGACGATATTCAAGAAAATATTAAAATTGCAACCGAAGACAATAAAGATTCCATTGAAGAATGTAGTATATGTCTAGAGAAATACTGTGGGTTAACTAATGATAAGACGTATAATATAGATTACATAATAGCGAATAACTATAATGTTATAAAACCATGTAATTGTGAATACATTGTTCATAAAGAATGTTTTAATGAGTGGTTTAATAGAAACGCATCCTGTATTATTTGCCGCAAAAAAATGCATGATGTCATTATTATTATAAATAACCAAGGTCAAAACGTTTCTCATTACTTTATAGTTCGAGTTACTGTAAAACTTATTAATGGGATTTTAATAGCGAATTATACAATATATTTGTTTAAAAAAATCTATAGGGTAGTTGTTACTGTGTTTTTGTATAGTATATTAATGTACTACTTAGTTAATATTATAAAGAAACATTACATATTGAATAATACGAATATTGATATTGAATATGAAACGCTAGAACAATAAAAACCCATTAAAATATGATTTATAATATATTTTATAATAACATATTATATAAAATGACAACCCATCTGTCTAACGTTTTTTCTAATGAAGACCTTGAGTATTTAACTCAAAGCCAAACTGTTATGGATGCAAAATCCAAGTTAAGTAATTCTAATGTTGTATATTTTACTATCCCTGTAACAGAAACTATTCGTAATTCTATATTCAGTCAATTTGGTTTAGACCTTTCTAATGTATCTGAAATCCCTATGCGTTGGATTAAAGGCGATATTGCTCCACATATAGATGTTGGACAAAGCAAGTTTGAAAACACCTATTTAGCATATTTGAATGATAGTAATGGCGAGTTCGTTGTTGACGAAGCAAGTTATCCTATTACTGCAAATACTGGTTTTGTTTTTAATGAAGGAGTTAGACATATGACCCAAAACACTGGTTCAGAGCCACGTCTTTTATTGGGTCCTATGAATGAATTCGCTTTACCAGTAGGTAATGTTCCTTTAGTATATTACAATAATTACAATGATGCGATTAATCAAGTTAATAGTATTGGTGCTGCAAGTACTTTCACTATAGGGGCTGATATTTATTATGGAAATATTGGACAAATTCAATCTACATTGTGGCGAATAGCAAGTATCTATGACAATACTGGTTATAATACTACCTCTGTTCCTACTGGTGTTTATGGTAATGGATACTATTTATTAACAATTGCCCCAAACGCATACTCATTTAATTTATATCCATCAGTACCTTGTTTCTTAGAGGGAACAAAAGTTCTTACATTAACCTATGGAAAAGAAGAATACGTTCCTGTAGAAACATTACAAAAAGGCGACCTAGTCAAAACAACTCGTGATGGCTATAAAAAAGTAGAGCTTATTGGAAAAGGAGATATTCAAAATCCTGGCAACACAGACCGTATTGAAAATCGTTTATACAAATGTTCACCTGAAAAATACCATGAGCTAAAACAGGATTTATACATAACTGGATGCCATTCTATTCTTGTAGATACAATTACAGATAAAGAAAGAGAAGAAATAATAAAACATATGAGTAAAGTTTATATTACAGACAATAAATATCGTCTTATAGCATGCATAGATCAACGTTCCGAACCATGGAAATCAGAAGGTCTTTATAATATTTGGCATATTGCCCTTGAAAATTCAGACGAAAAGATGAATTATGGTGTATATGTTAACGGTGGGTTATTAGTTGAAACTTGCTCAATAAATATGTTAAAAAACCATTCTAATTTGATTATTCAATAATTTTATCGTTTCTCAAAATAAACCCCTTTTGGTCCACAAGTATTTTCATCAAACCTTGTAACTAATACATTGGCATAAGTTATCTTTCCAGTTATAAGATCTTTCTGCCCAAACTTGCTGCATATTCCCATCTTTATTTTTCCAGGAACATAAAACAAACATTCAGAACACGTTGGCAACATAATGTTTTTAATAAATTGTTTCTTACTAAAAACATCAATAACTTTTGAAATCATGACGTATCAATACTGTATATACATAATAATATTAATTATGTTTAAATATTTTATGTAAAAAATTGATAACTTTAAACAACAAACTCAAAAAGATAAACAAATCACGAAAATGTCGACAGAAATTAATGCTTATTCTCGTAGGCAAAGACAATACATTAATATAAACAAATCTAAAATTTTCGCTTTCCAAAAGAGCATAAATGATTTCAGTAATGAAAATAACATTATATGTTCACTCGAAAACCGTCAAAAATTAAACCGAGGAACAATTAGATCTTCCATTGTAGATTCTTGGTCGGTTGTAGATATGGGCATTACTAGTTCCAACGATTATGTTGTTAAAACCATTGATAGTTATTACGATGGCTATAAAACGTTCAGTGTTTTAAATATGAACAAATGTAATAATATGGATAATCTTTTACGACATTTTCATTCTAATCAGGATTATCCTGAATTCTATTTGGGAAAGGCAGAGAACATGGCATTATGCAGATGTCCTCAAACTGGAGAAGAATCATGTAATAATGGAAATACGTTTCTTACTACAGAACCAAAAAAGAATACGATTGTAACTGCTCGAATAAAGATTAAGAATATAGTTTACGAAAAAGATTTCGTTTTCGTAAAATGGGAAACTGCGAACTTTTATGAATGGAGAATGAAGAGCGGAAGTATATTACAACTTCATCAGAAATATATTGATGGACTTCTAGACAAGGATAAGAAATATCTACGAATGCATACTTAATCCTAAAAAGCAAAATCTAAAACGACTGGATAATGGTCAGAATTCATTGTTCCGCAATATTCTGCGTATCCCTGATAAATAAACTGTCCTACTATTTTTTCTTGCAACAATGGTGTAACTAATATATGATCAATCATTGAAAATTCAGTCGACGTAGAATTACAGTTTTTATTCTGGTCCCACCAGTCAGTAAAGCGGTTTTCTTTCGCAATATTAGTTGCAATATTAAATAATTTGTATTTACTAGCATGTATACCCGCGCTTCCTTTCAAAATATCAAGAACCATAGACAATGGTTTGTTATTGTTTGCATCTAAAACCTCAGCATCAAAATCATTCAAATCACCTAAAAATATAACTTCCATACCTTTCGACACGTAACCATAGATAACATTCTGTAAAATTTGTCCCTGAGCTTCTCTTTCAGCGCAACGCATTTTATCTGTTGGGAAAGCAATTAAATGTGCTCCTATCATAGCGAATTGTATTCCATTAATTTCAAATTCTGTAATATAGTGTTTACTAACACCTGTGTCGGTTGGAGTTCCAGTATATCCACAGAGAGAACCAGGAATAGGATACGTTACACGTTCTTCCGATCTATAAAGATTTATTAATGGATCTATTAATGTTAACATGCCTACGTTTTGACCAGTGCTAGTATCTTTTCCTTTTATGTTATAGGGGTAATATTCGATAGTTTTTATTGATCCTGATAACATTGTTAATTCGTCGCATCCTTCAACCTCACATAGATTGATAATATCAGGTTTTAATTCATCGATAATAGTAGAAACTTGATTTAAATGTGTTTTTGCATCAGTAACTGTTTTCCATGAACATCCATTACCTGGACAATCAGATGAGTTATAGTAATCTATGAATAACCATTCTACGTTATATTGGACAATACGCAGTTTAGATTTATCCTTACGCGAATCCCTATGTTCAGAAACAACTGGACAAAACGTTTCTATCCGTTCCTTTTCCATATTAGCTACTTTTATTACTAAACCGAATAAAAAAAACAAGGAAATATTAAAATACATAATCTCTTTATATTATGTATTTACATTTATTAAATTGTGGTGATCAAGTATTTTTATAATTATTCAATCAACTCCATATTCGAGAGTTCCTTCAAATAGCGTTTTGATGAGGTTTCTACAAGAAGTCCATTTGCATATACACCATAGTTCATGTAATAATCATCATGTTCAAGAGCAATATGATAGATAGTATATGTTCCCATTTTCTCATATACTGATGTTCGCTTATCGATACATGCAGGGAGACGTGCCTTTCCATCGGTAAGATATATCTTACCTAGTGTCTCTATTACCATTTCGCGTTGCTCCTGATCAACATAACGATCCACCAATACAGAGTGGCAACCTGTTATTACCAAGTCCTCCGTTAATTCTGGATATTGCTCCATACTGCACACATAGAGCTGGTCCTTGATACGCTCTTCGGAACATACGTGATATAATGGACGCTTACCAATCATGTTAATTGGTTTTAAACCGTGTTTGTAGGTCTCAATTAAATCACCCTTGCGAAGCTCCTGGATGGGACGGTATCCATTATCAGTGAGAATCATGGTTCCCTCCTTGAAACAAGGAAATCCACTAAATGGAGTAAGGCCAAATTCATATGTAACGTTTTGTAATTGGTCTACATTGTTGCCTGTACTTGAAGTTGTGCCACTGTCACCGTACAAATTGTAATCCCCTGTTGTTGCTCCATATAAATATGGAAAGCTGGTTATATTGCAACCGCCTCCATCAAAACAAAGCCATCCTGAATAGTACAAATAAGAAGGTCCTCCATTGTTACCTGTAGAACGGATATCTACTGTAGGATTGGTAGAATCGTAAAATGTCTGCACAATATGCGTTGAATCATCTACGTCAAAAAATCCAGTAAAGATTACTAAATTGGACTGGTCAGGGAGTGTCAAACGAATATAGTATCTAGTTGTACTCATGTATATATAAATTATATATATTTTGTTAGACGAATTCTATGGGAATTTTGCTAAATTTTACAACACATAATATACTATATAAAAAATAACACCATAAATTGATGTAGATACAAGAACACAAGCCGCTACATTGCAACCGTTCGTATAATAATTTGTGTTTTCCGGTTCGTCTATATTATCTAACTGGTTTAATGAGACATATTCTTCTTCAAAATGAGATTGTTTTATAGTTCCGTACATAATACTATAACATATTGTAATTTTTATATCAAAATTATAATATTTTTATTTTTAAGGGAAGTACTTTTCGATAAACTCGCTTGGAATCATAATTGGGATATTATGTTCAGTAGCATATTTGGTCTTATTTGAAACATCGTCCTTAAATTTAACTACTAAAACAAACGTATTCTTTCCAATATTATCATCCAACACACCACCTACCTTGGAAAGACCTTCAATAATTGTCTTATCTCGAATCTTTGTCATAACTATGTGTTTTTGATATAGAGGATGAGATGTATTTACTGTTTCTACTAATTTATTTTCTAAAACAGGTGGTTCCGATGATAATTTACCCTCTAGTCCACACTCTTTCAAAAACGCCATAAAATCACCAATATGCTGCACGAACGCATTGGCATTCTCTTTTCCAATACCCTTAATAGATTTCAACATTGTAATTTTTTTTTCATCAGTTTCTGATCGTGTTAAAATATCTGGATACTCATCCAAAATGGGGCGAATTTTACGCTCACCAATACCACGACCAAATTTATTTGAAGCAGCCATAATTTCTAACAAGCTAGCTTTTTCTAGTTTATCATGTAAACTTGTGTATACTTTCTCTATCATCTTTGCTTTAAATCCATCAACTGTTTCAAAATCCTTCTTTGACATTTTGATTATTTTTGGAACACTATCGAATCCAGCTTTAATAATTCGCTTTACATTTCCGCCCGATAATCCATCAACTGAAAGACCCGTAAAGAACGCAGTTATATTTTTCTCCAATACCACATCATCTTCACCTACATTATCTAATACAATATCTACATGGGTATCCGTCCAATGGTATTTTACATCGGGCATTTTCGCATGTTCCGCAGGAGTAGTAACAGATTTAATGTGTGGAATAACATCTCCACTACGTATTATCTGAATAACAGCACCAATGCCAATTTTATTCGTTTCTATAAAAGAACCATTAAATCCGGTAGCGTACTCTATTGTAACACCACCAACCTTAATAGGTTCAATTTGGACTCGGGGTTTTAGATAACCATTCTTACTAGCATTCCATATAACATCTATAACTTTGGCTTCAGAAACCTGATCCGACATAACCATCTTAAAAGCAAAAGCATATTCTGGATTTCCATCTACGCGGGCATGCAAATTATTATCTGTCACAATAACTCCATCAATCTCATACTCATAGTTAGTTCGCCAATCAATCAATAGATCAGAGAGCTGCTCATTTGAGAGTGTTTGAACAGTTTGGTTTTGAACTACCTCATGACCAAGTACCGATAATTTTTCTATTTGCTCACCAGGTCGCAATAGTGGCTGAATAATTTCATACGCAACGAAATGCAGATCTTTTGTCTTATCGTCGATGGTTTTACTATTTATGATACCAGATACTAAGTTACGAGGATTTGCAAATTTGGCCTTATATTTTTCTTCGAATACTTTTTTCGGGATAATAAATTCGCCGCGAACAACAAGCCCTGGTTCAGTGGGTAATTTAAGAACCCGGAGAATATGTGTAATATCCTGTCCTACTTTTCCATCACCGCGTGTGTATAATTTAGGTGTCTCTCCTTCAGTAGTATACATACCACTCACCCCGTCTAATTTGCAAGATAACACATATGGACCTTTGTATTTACCCATCCAATTTACAAGAGCATTTGTATCGGGTTTGATCTTATCCATGGAAGGCATATTGTAAGGTAATGTTACTTTATTCTTTTCGATAGGAGCACCAACTTGTTTAATGGTTTCGTTATTAGGATATTTTTTTTCAGCATATTCTCTTACAATATCATATTCATTATCAGTCATTAATGGATTCTTGCTGTTATAATAAGCATCATTTGCGGTAACAACTATATCAGTTACCTGTTGTTCAGTTAGACCTTCTATTATGGAGATGCCTTTTTCTTTAAAGAGCTTTATATGTTTTTTAGCTTCGCCTTTCGATGTCATCTTCCTTATCTTTAAAGTTTTTTCTTTCTTATTTTCTATATCAATTTTCTTGGTTTTATTTTTAGGGGAAACCAAGTTAATCTTCGGAGACCCTAAGACACCTTCCTTTTTATTTTGCTTTATTTCTATTTTTGCAGCAGTTTCTAATGGTATCACAGGAACTATAGGAATTTCTTCAGGTACAGGTTCAGGTAAAGGTACAGGTTCAGGTACAGGTACAGGTACAGCTTGTTCAATGATTGGTTTTTGTTTTCTAGTATATTTCCTTTTTGGTTCCTTTGGTGCCGTTGGTTCTCTCTTTTTATAGGTTCGTTTTGGAGCATTAGGATCTTTAGGTTCTCTTTTTTTACGTGATTTCTCTGGCTTAGGTTCCTTTATTTTTTTGGTAACCCCGACTTTTAAAAAAATTGGCGTCGCAGTAGGCAATATAGCGCCATTCTTAATAACAATAGATCTTCCATCAATACGATCTTTCGGTTCCTTATATTCTAATTTTAAATAATCGAATATATCTTTTTCTTCTTTGAAAGAATTAATCACTTTTTCTTCTTTCTCTTTTCCTGGTTGTTTTTTATATAATCCATGTTCGTTTAACGATAAACCCATCTTTAAAGCATGTCCACGCATCACAGTATTAAATGTTTTACTGCCAGTAAAATATAAAACTGCGAATGGGTATTCTTCTTGAGAAGTATACATAAAATCAACACGTCTGGCAGTTTTATAATTAGGTAATTTCGCAATAACCAGGCACTTTGTTTTACCTCTAGACAAAACTTCTATAATAACCTCTTTTTCTAACAGAACATCTATAAAATTCTGGAATACCTTTGGATCTGGAGTTGTAACAATAGCATCTATATCGCCTGAACTATGAGCACCCCGTCGATAACTTCCAACTATTTCATAATCCGACCCGGGGACAGATATTTTGTCAAATGATGTTTTAAATATGGTATTGTATTCGTCTATTTCGCTTCGAGGAATCCTTTCTAAGATATCTTCATAGTACTTAAGTCCAACTTTTTGAACATCATTTAAAAGTTCATTTTGTCTCTCTCTTAATTGAGAAATGCTCGTTATACCCTTTTCAACCAATTCTTTTGCTTTTTTAGGACCAACTCCATAAATTTCACTCAATACATATTCAGGTTTATCCTTTTCTCGTTCAAATATTCGCAGGGTTCCTGATTGTAAATATTCTGTTAACTTTTCTTTTATAGTCGGTCCTATATGTGGTTTTCCGTCAAGTTGGCTAACGTCAGTGATGTCTTCAGTGATATTTCTGATAGTATCTTGGGCTTTATTATATGCACGACTGCGAATAAAATCCCCCTTTTGTGACATTAATTTAGATAACCTTTCTAAAACATCAATAAATGTCTCATTATATCTAGTTGTCTCTTTCAACGTATTTTCCATATTATCTACTATTGGTTGCTTAGGTAATAAGCTGATTGTTTCAGGCGTAATAATCTCTTCTCTAATTATCAATTTTTTCTTTTTTGGAATTAATTCATCAATATTCGGTTCTTTTTCGTGATGTTTTCTTTCTTTATTTATCATATTTACTATTTTTTCTTCATCTGTTTTCTGTTCCATAAATAATATAAACTATATATGGAAAATAAAAGTAGGAATTAAAAGGACAAGGCCGTAACATTGGTTACCTTTATGCAATACGTGTAGCTAACATATGGGGAGTTTGTTCCAAGTTAAAAGTTAATTCAGAAGGAGCGGTAGTAAAATCTACACAATTAAATACACATACTAATGTGTAAATAGTAGTCGATTGTGATACAACAAATATACCCGATACTTTTTGATAGTATTCAGTATTTGAATCCAAAGGAATTTTAGTGAAGCTACAATTAGAATAATTAATAGCACCAGGAACTGTTGACAAAGAAATATAAGCGCTTGTTGATGCGCCAGTTGCAGTAGAAGTTATTTTTATTACAGATTCTATTAACCATACTCCAACAGGTAAAACTATATTAGAATAAGAATAAATGGTAGGCGTATTTCCTGGACGTGCAACAACTGTACCAAAAACTCCTTGCACTCCGGAAATTTGTTTACCTAAACTGTTTCCGGATATTAGATTAGGTGAATATTCTAAGACAATTGGGTTATTTACGAAAAGACGACCTTGCAATGATATATCAGACCCATCACCAACTGATCCAGCAGGTCCTGTGGGACCAACATCTCCAGTAGACCCTATTTCGCCAACTGGACCAAGTGGACCGGGTTCACCAGTTGGTCCAAAGTCACCAGTAGGACCAACATCTCCAGTAAATCCTATAGGGCCAATGTCTCCTACAGGCCCAATCTCGCCTGTAGGCCCTGTTGAGCCAGTAGGTCCAATATCTCCGGTATATCCAGTTGGCCCTGTGCGACCGGTTGGTCCGGTTCTCCCTGTAGCACCTGTATTAGCTGCTGTTCCAGGAATACCAGTATAACCAGTATATCCAATAGGCCCTGTCGCGCCAGTATTTGTTGATAATCCAGAAATACCTTGTGGTCCGACTGGGCCTTGTAATCCTTGTGCTCCTCTATGACCAGTAAATCCTTGAGGACCTTTTTGACCCTTTTCACCAGTGTTTCCTTTATGACCAGTTTTTCCACGTTCGCCTTTTTGTCCGGTTGGCCCAATTTGCCCAGTTGGTCCATCGTTTCCAGTTGGACCTACGGGACCAGTTTTTCCTGTTTTTCCTCTATGACCAGTTTGTCCAGTATAACCTACCTGTCCAGTAGGTCCGGTTTGTCCGGTAGGACCTGTTTGTCCGGTAGGACCTGTTTGTCCTGTAGGACCAGTTTGACCTGTAGGACCAGTTTGTCCAATTGGGCCAGCAGGTCCTGGTAAATAATTAGTAGGTTGACTAGTGTACATTACGTTATTTAATGGTGAATTGTTATAATCATTAATGTTACAGTTAATGCTTCTTTTAAAAGACCTATTGTTTGCGTTTTTTCTAACAATGGTTGGGATCATTTAATATATATAAAAAATGTATATATTAAAATCCAGGTTCGTCTGTAAATATTTGAGTAGTATTCATATTAAAAGATTTGTTTTCAGTTACTAAATTTAAAAAATCAGTTACTGAACTATCAACTTGAAACAATAGAAATCCGCCAACTGCGCTACTAATAAAAACAAAAAACGCATCACGTATAATACCTTTCAATGGCTTCCATTCCTTGTCTACGAATTTCATTTCTAATACTTTCAAAAATACAAATACACATGTTACGATTATCGATAAGATGAACACTTTCTCCATGTAAATATATAAACCATATCACTTTTATATAAATATAAAAACGCAAAAAAAATAAATTCCTAAATGAGGGAGGTTGACCAATGATCCTTCGGAACCCCACCCCTTGTATATCGTTTACCTATCGGTTTTACACATTTCAACATTTAAAATGTGAAGAGTGATATGTTATCGGCAAATAATCTTTTTGCGTCATTCACATATTATATACCGATGAACATTTAACCACGAAATCCTTTTTTATGCCCCTTGGGAGTAATTTGCTGTTGGCTTTTTGCTCCTGTACGTCATGGTTTTATCCTTTTTTTATGTCCAAACTCCTCTTGATTTTTCTTTATATTATTATCATTATGGGAATTATTTTTGTAATATTTTTTATTTTTATTTATTGTTTCTCCATCATCTAAAAAATCTTCTAATGTGGCGTTACGAGAAAAAGTATTTTCTTCCATTATATGTGTTATGTTTCTATTTATCTATATATTTTATCTATATCTAAAACAAAGTCGACGGTTTGCATTTAAAACAGCCAAATTAAATTACGACTTCAAATATCTAAAGGAGGGGTTAGAGCTCTTCAATACCATCTAATGAAATATCATCATTTGGTTTATTGCTTTTAACTTCATCCAATACATCAAAATCGCTTAAATCAAATGGTTGATCTTGATAAATTTGTATGCGGTCTTCATCCTCTTCTTCTAATTTTCTTCTAATTGCATTAGAACTGCTTATTTCTTCTAAACGTTCTATTGTTTTTGGCGCTTCAATATTCTTTTCTATATTATTATGATCTAATACCCTATCAAAGTTATTAAATGTTAATCTAGTGGTAACAGCTTCTTCATCTACATTCTTTATGGAAGGGACTACTGGGGGTAACTCATCCTCTAACGATACCGACGATTTGCTCTCTCCAGTTTCCTCGGACTCCTTATCTTTTTCTGTTTCAACTGGTTCTTCAATATTCTCAATAAATATTTCTTCTTCATGTTCAATAGCTTCTTCCATGTAAGCGCGAATAATAGATTCTGTAGGAATACTATCTCGTATAGCTGTTAAAATACATTCTTGTATAATTAATTCTAATTCACGATTATTCTTTTGTGTTTGCAAAGGAGAAATATTCTTTTCAAATAGATAAACGTTTGAATAAACCTTTCGGGCTGCATTAATATAAACTTTATGAATAAAACTATCTAGTTTCGGAATAGAAATATCTATTTTTTTCTGTTTGTTGCCTACACGAATGCAGGTAAGGATTTTCAATTGTATTACATGTACACATGTTATTAAATCTTCTAAATAGTTGCAACCACTACGTTCGATAATACGTCTTCTTTCTTCTTCAATTATCTCATTGTTCCACTTAGGAACACGAGATAATAAGTTTTGAAAAGTCATTAGGTATTTATTAACTTCATCGTTATCTAAACATAATTTCCATGATTCATTAAAAATAGATCTTACTCCTTCTATAACAAGGGGAGTAAAAATACTTACTAAACGGCTGCACCATTCGTTCCTGGACTCATTTAAATTGGAAATCACAAAATCATCCATTTTATATTGTTAAAATACATTTTACATCCTTCTTTGAACGTAAAAATATAAAATCAAAAATATACAACAACAATAATTTCTCACAACGATACTCGGATTTAATCTTATCAAAACAAATACATATCATTGATTTCTCCCCATCTTCTAATTTATCAGTTTTATTAACCCATTGAATTAAATCTAAACATGAGAACCCGTTTTCATAAAACTCATTAGAAATATTAATAAGATCACTATGGTTTATTTCATTTGCAAAAAGTCCGTCTATTTTATTATTAATCCATGGATCATTTTGCTGCATAGAATCAATATCGAATTTTTTATGTATCGAATATTGATGTAGATTTATTATTTTGCCATTTTCGATATATTCTGGAACATATATTTCACAGAACCTAGATAAAATAGGGTTTAATAATTTATTTTTATTCTCTACTATAATAAAAAATCGAGTATTATAACTAAATAATTCAATGCATCGACGTAATGCGGACTGAGCATCGATTGTTAAATAATCAGCATTTAGTAGAACAATCGTTTTAAAAAAAGTGCCATTATTTGATTGTATATTTGTCTTTGCGAAAAACTTGAGCTCTTCGCGAATAAATTTAATACCTTTCCCATGAGCACAATTAACTAACATTACGTTGGATTTTATTTTGGTTTTATCATTTTGGTAAATTTTATTTAAAAATTGGTCGGCAATTGTTCTTTTGCCGGATCCAGAAGAACCATGAAAAATTAAATGGGGTATTTTATTTGATGCTATAAAATAATCTAATTTCTCTATTATTTTTTTATGTGTAATAAGTTCACGGAATTCTTGCATTGGGAATTTTTCAATCAAGTCCTTATAATTTAACTTAGACGAATTAGAATCAGTTGTTGTAGGTCGAAACGAATTTATCATATTTCAAAGATAGATATATATAAAACAGAACTTTTATATATATTTTGTACGTGATTATATACTTTTAGCTCGCCGAGTTTTGTTTGAACTACTCCTTCTTTTTGCTATGGGCGCGCTTCTTGTTCTTGAATTCTGTGGTGTAGCATTCATATTATCGATTACCTTTCTCCGTAAACCATCTAACAGTACTTGCTTCATATCATTTAATTTCCTAAATTTTTCGCCGGTATTCTCGAACGCAGCTTCAAATAGTTCATGTGAATGAGGGTCAGTGACAGATGTAAAATCGATATTGTTCATCTCGTGAAGCAAATACGCACCAAATTCAGCAACACCATCCATTTCATGGTTTAGTTTATGAATAAGTCCTAAAAAGGTTTTTACAGAAGTTTTCGGCATATTTATATAACTTTTATATATTTATTTGGATTGTTTTATAATATTCAATTCTTTAGTAAATAAATAACGTTCATGATACATAGTTCTCCTATGTAGATTACAATTTAAACAAGCTATTTCGACATTAGTTTTATTATGACCAAAATCATTATTTATACGTTCTAAAGTCCATTGCAACGGTTCTCTAACGTTCTCATATAAAACATGAACTTGCTTTTTGCAATAAAAACATCGATTATCGCATTTTTTCATTAATTCTAATACTTTTTGAATATCTACGAATTCTTTCTCAGAATAAAGAGTTTTATTAATATCTTGGGATTTGTATCCACCAATTTTCTGCGTAATCTGTTGCATTATTAAAGCGCATTCTTTTTCGTCCGTTATAGAATTATTAATAATTTGATGAATATAATTTAGTTGTGTTTCCGGTTCTACTTGACTCCATTTATCAGTAGTCGTTATAACACGTTTTTTAGGTATTTTGGGAATTATTTCCTTTATGGTTTTCTGTTTCTTTTCTGGTATTAACAGATTTTTAGTTTCCATTTATAATTATGTTAGATTTAATAAAATAATATAAACCTTTTTATATAATTTATTTTACTATAATGAGTAAATTATACTATATAACTGTAGCTACAAAACCTCATCCAGTTCTTGATAAAATAAAAGAACGTGTAAAATCAAATAAAGAAAAAATCTACGTACTAGGTTTACATGAAAATCGAACGATTGGATGGGAAGGACATCAAAATTTTGGTGTAAAATTAAGGGAGGTGAGTGATTTTTTAAAGGGACCTTTTCTGGACCCTGAAGATATAGTATTATTTACAGATGCTTATGATGTTGTATATTGTGGAACCCAAAGAGAAATTGAGCAAAGGTATGAGAAATTAAATAAACCAATTATTTTTGGATGTGAAAAACAATGCAATCCAGATCCTAAACGCGCAAGTGAATATAAATTCACTGATACAGAGTTTCCCTATTTAAACAGCGGTATGTTTATAGGCAAGGTTTGGGCTCTCCGTAAATGTATATTAGAATATAAATATAACGACAAAGATGATGACCAACGGTTTTGGACAACATGTTTTTTTGAGAATCCAGATTTAATTGGACTCGATTATAAAAACGAACTATTTTTTAATACTGTCGATATGGACGAACGTTTTTTTATTCTGGATAAAGAAGAAAACATTGCTGTTTATAAAGGAGCTACACCAATATTTGTTCATGTAAATGGTCCAGACAAAAAGCCAATCGATAAATATATCTGATTATAATTTTACAATACTGAATCACAACTGCATTATGAAGGCAAATCTAGGAATATTATTTTATGTGTTAAAATTATGATGGCGGACGACTTTCTAATTTTAAACCCACAATATACTGTAACGCATGATTGGATCAGATTTCGTAGATTTGCTGATGATTTGAGTGGAAATAACCCAGAAAATATTCCGCTT